CTATCCTCTGCTTTTCCGGATCAACTCAATTTCCTGCCGGATATGGTCTCCCACGGCTTCGAGGGATTCATCTATCCATGAGACCGGAATGCGCAGAATCGTGATGCCGCGTTCTGCCAGAAAAGCATCGCGGCTGGCGTCGTATACAGGGTCGTGCCAGTCGCCATCGACTTCGATGGCGAGTTTGAGGGAGGGGCAGTAATAGTCGAGGAAATAGGGACCGGCGGGATGCTGGCGCCGAAAGGACACGCCCATCTGTTTCCGGCTGAGGAGCAGCCAGACTTTCTGTTCGGTCTTCGAGGCGGACTGGCGAAGCGCACGAGCGCGACGTGTGTGTTCAGGCGTGCGCGTGAACTTGTTCGCCACACCCTATCCCCCCGTACGAAAGGCCTTGCGTCCGAAATAGGCGTTCTTGGGGGCGGGGGGCGTGTCGTCGGGTTCGGGGGTGTCGTCCACGGTTTCGGCGGGCTCTGCCGGGGCGGGATGGGTGCCGTTCATCAGGCCACGGATCCAGGCGCAGGCAGCGCCGGCGGTGGAGACTTCGAGGTCGGGCACGGACCGGTCCATGCGGCGGGCGAGCTGGCGGGCCTGGTGGGCGGTCAGGGATTTCAGCGTCGACTCGAAGATGTCATGACCGACCGTTTCGCGCAGATCCTTCATGTCGTCCGTAGTCTGACCGGCAGACACCATCAGCTTCTTGACAAGCAGGGCGGTGGCGGCGGCGAAATCCTTCTCGCCGAGCCGGTCAAAGCGCTCGCGTCGGGCCAGCAGCGATTCCAGCGCCTGTGCGCTGGGGGCGGTGTCGGCGTCGCTCATTGAATTTTCTCCCGCACTTCCTTCAGCAGGCTCTCGATGATGCCGAGCGCCTCGCCGGGCCATTTGGCCTGCAGGGTCGGTTCCGGGCCGAGCTCGATCGGGTTGGTGGCAAAACCCTGCTTCATCGGGATGACCGTGTTGAACATGGTGAATTCGGTTTCCTTGGCGCTGGCGGCCTCGCGCATGGCGTTCAGGACGACCTGCTGGTGCGGCGTGCCGTCATAGCGGGTGGCCAGCACACAGGGCAGGTTCTCGATGTCGCGCCCGCGCAGATTGCGCATGATGTCGCCGGTGAACAGGTCGAGGCCGAGCGTGGACATGAAGTCCGGAATGGTGGGTACAATGATCAGGTGGCTGGCGGCCAGAACGGTTTCGGTCATCACCGAAATGCCGGGCGGGCAGTCACACAGGATGATGTCGTACTCGGCCTTCAGCTTTTCGAAATCATCGCGCATGCGGCGGCCGACCTGGCCCTGCAGCGCCTCCATGGAATAGCCCTTGGCGGTCAGTTCGTAGATCAGCTCGCGCTCTGTCTTGCGCAGGCGCGGCGAGGAGGGGATCAGATCCAGCTCCAGCGGCTTGCCATTATAGGTAACGTCGGAGGCATCGGTGACGATGAACTCGGACAGGCGCTTGTGCTCGCCGGCAAAGAAATTCTCCAGCAGCCAGTCGGAAATGGTCACATAGTCATTGATCGCCTGGAACAGGTGTTCATCGCCCTCATGGCCATAGACGAGCAGCGAGGCATTGGCCTGGGTGTCGAGATCGACGACGAGCGTGCGGAATCCATTCGCGGCGAAAGCTTCCGCAAGGCTGACACATGTCGTGGTCTTGCCGACCCCGCCCTTGGAGTTGGCGATGGAAATGACTCGTGCCGACATTCTGTTAGCTCCTTTGCCCCTGACCGAATGGCGAAAAAGCAGATTTGGGCCCTTATGGCTATGGGCGGAGCGCAAGAAAATACAGGGAAAATACCGGGTTAATCCTCAACTTTTCGAGATTAGCAGGCTGATTTTCCGAGGTTTTTCCAAACTGAATCCGAAGGGGGCTGGCGGCATTTAATTTCAGGGCATCGCAGGAAACGGAGCCCCGCCCCCCATGAACCCGATCTGGCCCTTCAGCCGCCGCCCGCGCGAGGCGAAATCCGCGCTGCCTCTGGTAGCGGTCACCGAAATCGGCGCAGCCCGCTGGGGCAGCCGGGAGGGCGCGGCCCTGACGCGGGACGGATACCTGGCCAATGCGGTGGCCTATCGGGCCGTGCGCATGGTGGCCGAGGCCGCCGCCTCGGTGCCGCTGGTCAGCGCGCAGGCAGGCGCGGCGCAGCTGATCCGGCGGCCCCAGCCGGGCGGCGTGGCGACGGATCTGTTCGAGGCGGCCTATTCGCAGCTGCAGCTGACCGGGAATGCCTTCCTGGAGGGGGTGCGGCTGGACGGGGCGGCGCGCGGCGTGTCGGCGCTGTATGTGCTGAACCCGGCCAGCCTGCGGCCGGTGTGCGATGCGCGCGGCTGGGTCGAGGCCTGGGCCGTGCGCGAGCGTCAGGGCGAGCGGCTGATAAGGCGCGATGCCGAGACGGGCTGGAGCCCGGTGCTGCATTTGAAAACCTTCAACCCGGTAAGTGACGTGATGGGCCTGCCGCCGCTTGGTGCAGCGCGGCGGGCGCTGGACCTGCACAATGCGAGCGCGGACTGGGCCAAGGCGCTGATTGACAATTCGGCCAAGCCGTCGGGGGCGCTGATCTATGGCGGGCATGGCCGGATGCCGCCGGACCAGTTCGACGCGCTGAAGGCGGAACTGGAGGGCATGTATGCGGGCGCGGCGAATGCCGGGCGGCCCCTGTTGCTGGAGGGCGGACTGGATTGGCGGCCGATGTCGCTGTCGCCGGCGGAGATGGATTTCCTGGAGGCGCGGCACAGCGCGGCGCGGGAGATTGCGCTGGCGCTGGGTGTGCCGCCCATGCTGCTCGGCATTCCGGGGGACAATACGTATTCGAACTACAAGGAGGCCAATCTTGCCTTCTGGCGGATGACGGTACTGCCGCTGGTGCAGAAGATGGCGGCGGCGCTGTCGGCCTGGCTGGATGTGCCGTTCGGGGCGGAGGTGGAGGTGCGCGCCGACCTTGACCGCATACCCGCCCTGTCGGCCGAGCGCGATGCGCTGTGGGCGCGGCTGGAAGGGTCAAGCTTCGCGACCGGCGAGGAGAAGCGCAGACTGGCGGGGCTGCAGCCATGAAGATCGACCGGAAAGTGACGATCGGATTCATCGCGGCGGTGCTGGTGCAGACCGGCGGGGCGCTCGTCTGGGCCGGGGCGGCAGCGGAGCGGATCTCGACGCTGGAAGATACCGTCCGGGAACGGCGCAGCGTGGTCGAGCGACTGGCTCGGCTGGAAGAAGGCGTCGACCGGATGGAAGCCCAACTGGAGCGGATCGAGCGGCGGCTGGAGGCGGGGGATGAGTAGGGGTGTGTTCAATGGGGAGAGTCCGGTAGACCCCCCTCTAACTCCCCCCTTTCAGGGGGGAGAACGGCCCTCAAGCAAGGCGGCTGTGGTCAGCGTTCCTCCCCCTGCAAGGGGGAGGACAGGTGGGGGTCCTGCGGACTCGCCAATCCTCATCGAAGGCTATGCCTCGCTGTTCGGCATACCGGATGCGGGTGGGGATGTGGTGCGGGCGGGGGCGTTTGCGCGCAGCCTGCAGCGGAGCGTGCGCCTGCCGATGCTGTTGCAGCACCGGCCGGGCGCGATTGCGGGGCGCTGGGTGCGGATGATCGAGGATGGGCGGGGCCTGTATGTGCGCGGCCTGGTCGAAGGCGTGGCCGCGCGGTCCTTGGTGGCGCAGGGGCTGAACGGGCTCTCCATCGGCTTCCGCCCGCGGATCTGGAATTTGCGTCCGCCGGACGGGCGCGAACTGGTCGAGGTGGACCTTGTCGAAGTCTCCCTCGTGACCAGCCCGATGCAGGCGCGGGCGCGCTTCGCCCTGCTGGGCATGGAGGGGAAAGCGGCGTGAGCAGACATGAGTATCAAACAGGAGACGACATGACCAAGGAAACCAAGATGGCCGGCGGCGAGGGGCCGGACGCGGCCGAGATGATGGCGGCGTTCGCAGCCTATACCGAGGCGAATGATGCGCGGCTTGCCGAGATTGAGGCGAAGGGCGCAAGCGATCCGCTGACGGAGGAGCGGCTGGCGCGCATCGACACGCGGATCGAGGCGCTGAGCCTGAAAATGGCACGGCCGGAAGCCGGAGACGGCAAGGCCGGCGAGGGCGACGCGCGCAGCGAGGCCTGGGGCCAGTATCTGCGCACCGGCGATGAGAGCGGGCTGGCGCGGCTGGACACCAAGGCGCTGAACACCGGCGCCGATGCACAGGGCGGCTATGTTGCGCCGCCGGAACTGGACCGGCTGATCGAGTCGCGCCTGCTGGCGGCGAGCCCGATGCGCCAGATCGCCACCGTGCGGCAAACCTCGGCCGGGACCTATCGCAAGCCGGTGGGGCTGGGCGCGGCGGCAAGCTGGATCGGCGAGCAGGCGGCGCGGACGGAAACGGCGCATGCCGGTCTGTCGCTGCTGGAATTTCCGGCCGGCGAGCTCTATGCCATGCCGGCGGCAACCCAGACCCTGCTTGAGGATTCCTATGCCGACATCGATGCCTGGTTGGCCGATGAGGTGGAAGCCGCCTTTGCGGCGCAGGAATCGGCGGCCTTTGTCAGCGGCGATGGTGACGGCAAGCCGAAGGGCTTTCTCGATCATGACATCGTCGCCGAGGCGAGCCATGAATGGGGCAAGATCGGCTCGGTCGCCGGGGACTTTACCGCTGAGGACGCCGCCGACCAGATCATCGATCTGATCTACACGCCGAAAGCGCAGTTCCGTGCCAATGGCCGCTTTGTGATGAACCGGCGCACGGTCGCGGCGGTGCGCAAGCTGAAGGATGGTGACGGGCGCTATCTCTGGCAGCCCGGCAATGGCGGCGAGGCGGCGACCATCATGGGCTATCCGGTGACCGAGGTGGAGGACATGCCGGACATCGGCACAGGCAATGCGGCCATCGCCTTCGGGGATTTCCGCCGCTTCTACCTGATCGCCGACCGCCAGGGCGCCCGCGTGCTGCGCGACCCGTACTCTGCCAAGCCGTTCGTGCTGTTCTACACGACCAAGCGCGTCGGCGGCGGCGTGCAGAATTTCGACGCCGCGAAAGTGATGGTGTTCTAGGGCCCAATTCCATTTCGTCATCCCCGATCGCGAAGCGGTCTGGGGATCCATCACCGGGCGCTGCCTTGCTTGCCTGAGGCGCGTTTGGGAGATGGGCCCCCAGACGGGCGGGGCCCGTCGGGGGTGACGTTCACCTGAAAATTCAATCTCAACCCAAACAAAGGAAACCCAACATGTTCGAATCCATTCTGACCACCCTCATCCGCCAGGCCGCGCTGCTGACCGGCCCGCAGCAGGAGGACTTCACGACCAAGATCGCCGAGGCGCTCTCGACCCTGATCAATTCCACCGAGACCGAAATCGACAATGAACTCGTCCGCAGCGTCGCCCTGCCCATCGGCGGCACGCTGATCGAGAAGCTGGCGGGGATGGTTTAGGCCGTCATCTGGACATGCAGGCGGGTTGGTGCAAATTCTACCTATGAGCAATTGGAACCGAGTCGGAGACAATCAGAAGGCCGCGTTCGGCATACGGGAAATCGTGTTCCCGTTAGCTAATGGATCTTACGTCCTCAACGTCAATGATGACAATCAGGATTACCTGATCTGTCGCCATGGCGAGTCGGAGGAGCGCTGGGAGATCCTTCTGAAGGAATCCAACGGTTCTGACTTCAGGTTATCCGGGATGACACATTCATCGCCCGGGATCCTGGAAGATGCAGCGTGGTTCCAGCTTGTCCTGAATGAACGTCCGACGGTTTCGTACTGGGGCGATCAGGTTCTGATCCGTAAGGATGCTGCTCTCGCTGCAGACTGATCTCTTGAGATCTCGATTCTATAGTCTGGGCTGAACAGGCCCAATCAATGATCGGAAGAAAGACATGAATCTGACGGTGATCACACCGCCGGACGGGGAGGCTTTGTCTCTCGATACGGCGAAGGCCTATCTGCGCATCGGCCATGCGGGCGAGGATGATCTCGTGACCGGCCTGATCGCGTCGGCGCGGGCGCGGCTGGAGGCGGAGATGGGGCTGGCGCTGATCGGGCGCACGGTGACGCGGCGGTTCGACCGCTGGCCATCGGGCGTGACGCGGACCGGCATGCGGCTGGTGCCGGGGCCGGCTTCGGCGCTGGTCTCGGTCGAGACGGTGGATGCCGAGGGGGCCGCGCAGCTCTACACGGCGCGGTTTGCGCTGAGTGGCGGGCGGCTGCGGCTGAAGCCCTTTGTGGCGCTGCCGCCCATTCCGCCGGGCGGGCATGCGGATGTCACCTTCGTGACCGGCTATGGCGCGGCGGCGGATGTGCCGGAGGATCTGGTGCAGGCGCTGAAACGGCTGGTGCTGGCGGCCTATCGGCGCGAAGCGGGCGAGGCGCTGCCGGACGAGGTCTCCGCCATCCTGGCGGCGCGGCGGGAGCGGAGACTATGAGTGCCGAGGCAGCGATTGAGGCGGTGCTGATGGATTTGCTGCGCGCAGATGCGGGCGTGCAATCCGTGTTCGGCCAGCCCGCGCGCGTGTTCGATGCCGAAAGCGATGCGCCGCTGTTTCCCTATGCCGAGCTGGAGCGTCATGAAGTGACGCCCGCCGGGGCGGCGCTGGTGGACGGGCAGGAGCACCGCCTGACGCTGGCCGTGTTCACGCGGGAAGACGGGCTGAAAGGCGCAAAGGCGGCGGTGGCGGCCTTGCGCGCGGCGGTGGAAGGCGCGGCCTGGAGCGTGGCGGGCGTGCATGTCGTGATGGCGCATGTCGTTTATGGCGATGTCATGCGCACCGCCGACAAGCGCGCCTTTCGCGGCATCATCCGGATCCGGATTATCTCAGAGGAGGCAGGCTGATGGCAGGCCAGAGGGGCAGGGATATCCTGTTGAAGATTTCAGACGGCGCGGCCGGCTTCACGACGCTGGCCGGGGTGCGGGCAAGCCGTATCCAGCTGTCCGCGGGGACCGTGGATGGCACAAGCGCTGACAGCGTCGAAGCGTGGCGGGAGCTGATCGATGGGGCAGGCGTGAAGGCGGCCCGCGTGACCGGGCGGGGCGTGTTCAAGGATGCGGCCAGCGATGCGCGGATGCGGGCGGTGTTCTTCGCGGGCGAGGCACCGGACTGGCAGCTGATCCTGCCGGATTTCGGCAGTCTCGAAGGCGCATTCCAGATCACCGAACTGAGCTGGAGCGGGGCACATGATGGCGAGGCGGAATTCTCCGTGACGCTGGAAAGCGCAGGGCGCCTGACCTTCGAGGCGCTGCCATGAACGCGGCGCGGGGCGAGACGGCATTGGTGATTGGCGGGCAGGCGCGGCGGCTGTGCCTGACGCTGGGCGCGCTGGCCGAGATCGAGGCGGCGTTCGGGTGTGTGCGGATCAGCGAGCTCGAGGCGCGGATGCGGGCCCTGTCTGCGGCAGATCTGATGCTGGTCCTGGCGGCGCTGTTGCGCGGCGGTGGCGAGAACGAAATTGCCGGGCGGCTGGACGCGCAGCATGTGGCGCCGGGCGCGGCAGCGCGCGCCGTCGCCGAGGCGTTCCGGCTGGGGCTGGCAGGGTGA